GGATCTAAAGATATTCTTATCAAGACTGAACTTCCAGATAGTACAGAGAAGTATGGTCGTATCATTGGGCACTTGTATATCAACGGTGAAGAAATATCAGTCAATAATAAAATGATCACCGAAGGATACGCCTGGGAATATGACGGCGGTACGAAACAAAAAGATTTTTGGTCTCTTCTAAGTAAAAGAAAGTGAAAAAATTATGTCAGCAAGTGATTCGATATATCTTGGTAATCCAAATCTAAAGAGGGCAAATATTACTCAGGAATTTACTAATGAACAAATTAGTGAATTTGCTAGGTGTTACAATGATCCTGTATATTTTATTAGAAAATATGTAAAGATTGTTTCTCTTGATGAAGGTCTTGTCCCTTTTGACATGTATGATTTCCAGCAAGAAATGGTATGGAAATTTCATAACAACAGATTCAATATTGCTAAACTTCCTAGACAGTCTGGTAAATCTACGATTGTAACATCATACCTTTTGTGGTATGTCATTTTCAATGACAACGTAAACGTTGCAATTCTTGCAAACAAAGCAGCTACTTCTCGTGAGATGTTGCAGCGTCTACAAAGATCATATGAAAATTTACCTAAGTGGTTGCAGCAGGGTATCGTTCAGTGGAACCGAGGAAGTATTGAACTAGAAAATGGTTCTAAAATCATGGCAGCATCGACCTCTAGTTCTGCTGTCCGAGGTATGTCATTCAACATCATCTTCCTAGACGAGTTTGCGTTTGTTCCAAACCACATCGCAGATGAATTCTTTAGTTCTGTATATCCTACCATTTCTTCTGGTCAGAAAACAAAAGTTATTATTATTTCTACCCCAAAGGGTATGAACATGTTCTATAAACTTTGGCATGATGCTGAACGTAATAAGAACGAATATGTAACTACAGAAGTTCATTGGACAGAAGTTCCTGGTAGAGACGCTACTTGGAAAGCACAGACTATTGCTAACACTTCAGAATCTCAATTCCGTGTTGAATTCGAGTGTGAATTTTTAGGATCTGTCGATACACTAATTTCTCCATCTAAACTTAGAACTCTAGTTTATGATGAACCGATTACTCAAAATAAAGGGTTATCTGTATACCATGGATCACAACCAGAACATAATTATACTATTTGTGTTGACGTTGCAAGGGGTGTAGCAAATGATTACTCAGCATTTACCGTTATTGATACTACTACTATCCCATACAAATTAGTCGCAAAGTATAGGAACAATGAAATCAAACCTATTATCTTCCCAAATATTATTGTTGACGTTGCTAAAAATTACAATCATGCATACATCCTTGTTGAAGTCAATGATGTTGGCGGGCAAGTAGCAGATATTATTCAATATGATTTAGAGTACGAAAACCTCCTAATGGCATCAATGCGAGGACGAGCTGGTCAAATTGTTGGTCAGGGATTCTCTGGTAAAAAAACCCAAATGGGGGTAAAAATGTCATCTGCTGTGAAAAAAGTTGGTTGCCATAATCTTAGAGCACTGATCGAAGAAGATAAACTAATAGTAAATGACTATGATATTATTTCAGAACTTACTACATTTATTGAAAAGGGTCAGACATTTCAGGCAGAAGAAGGATGTAATGATGACCTTGCTATGTGCTTGGTAATTTTTTCTTGGTTGGCTCTACAACCTTACTTCAAAGAGATGCATGACGATGATGTTCGTCAGAGAATTTACGAGGATCAAAGAGAAGCAATTGAAGAAGATATGGCACCGTTTGGGTTTATGGATGACGGATTGAGTTCAAATCAATTTGTTGATGCAGAGGGAGAAGTGTGGCATACCGATGAATACGGTGATAAAGCGTATATGTGGGAGTATCTTAGTTGATTTTGAAAAATTCCAATTTATAAATATTTCTAGAAACTGTAAAGATTCTTCTAGGAGTATTAGACATGCCAGCAAATTATCAACTATCTCCTGGTGTAGTTGTTCTAGAGCGCGATCTCACCACCACGACTAATGTCCAACAGGGCAACGTTGGTGCAATCGCTGGACCATTCAGATGGGGTCCTGTAAACGCAATTGATGAAGTAAGTGATGAGAACGAGCTTGTAGATCGCTACGGAAAGCCAGATGACTATAACTACGAGACTTGGTTCTCAGGTGCCCAATTCCTCTTGTATGGAGGACTTCTGAAAGTTGTCCGTACAGACGCCGCATCACTAAAAAATGCAGTATCTGATGGTACTTCAACCCCAGTTACAGCAGTCAAAATCAGAAATATCGACGAGTACGAGCAATCCTATGCGGATGATGCGACCCTAAACCTGTGGAATTTTGCAGTAAAATATCCTGGTACTTGGGGAAACAGCATTCGTATGTATATGACCGATGCTGGTGCTGACCAAATTCTGGAACTACCTGCGCCTGGATCTGGTAACGAGTGGAAGTTCACTTCTGGTGATGCGCTATCAACTGCTAGTGGAGCAACTGGTAAAGTTTACAACTACAGAATTCGCCTAACACTAGCATCTGGGTATGTTGGAGACTTCAAAACTGGTGCCGCAACAATTGATATCGGTGGCACCGCAACAACTGTAACAGTTACTTCATGGAGAAAAGATACCAAGACTCTAGAGATTGAGCACGCTGGTATTACTGGCATCATTGCAGCTGGTCAAGACGTTGTTCAAGCATCCTCTGGCGCTTCAGGTGAGATTGCAACTGCTGGTGTAGCGCGTGAACTACTCACAGTAAGCACCAAAGGTTCAATTCAATTTGTTGCAACTGATGTTATTGAAGATGCTAATAATGTTGATGTTACAGTAAGTGAGGTTCGTGTCGAGTACTTTGAGCGTGAGTATCTACCCAATCAGCGTTGGGTCAACATTGCTCCTCGCCCAGGAACGACTCGTTTTGCTGATGAAAAAGGTGCTTACCGTGATGAACTTCATATCCTAGTCATGGACTATGATGGTGGAATCACTGGTACACCATACCAACTGCTAGAGAAATTCATCGGTCTATCTAAGGGATCTGATGCTAAGAGCACTGTTGGCGAAACCAACTACTACAAAGAAGTTCTAAAACTCAATTCTAAGTATCTTTACTGGGGTGAGCATCCAGGTTCTACACAACTATTTACTGTAGGAGCTTCTGCTGCCGTTGGTAACTGGGGTCTTACACTTGCTAATCGTAATTTCAACATCATCAAAAATTCTCGTGGTAGTCTGGTAGAACCAGTAAACTCAACAGTTTATGGATCTGTAAATAACGCTACTCTTTTCTATGATTTCAAAAATGGTGCTGACTATGCAATTAGCAATAGTGAGTATCAGTTTACTCAAGATGATCTAAACAGTGCATACGATCAATTCAGTGATCCTGATACTGAAGATGTAAACTTCATTATCAGTGGACCTGCAGGTACTAGTCAAACAGCTGGACTTGCTAAGATTGCTCACCTTGCAGCAATTGCTGAACAACGTAAGGATTGCATGGCATTCTTCTCACCAATTCGTTCATCAATTATTGGTAGAACGGATCCTGATGAAATTACTGATCAAATCACCTCATACTTTGATCAGGCAACGTCTAGTTCTTACTCTGTATTCGATAGTGGATACAAGTATATCTACGACAAGTACAATGATAAGTATCGTTACATTCCAACTAATGCTGACATTGCAGGTCTTGTCCTCAATGCAGCACTAACATCTGAGCCTTGGTTCTCACCTGCAGGTTATCAGAGAGGGAATATCCGTAACTCAATCAGACTTGCATTCTCTCCTAAGAGAGATCAACGTGACAAACTTTATTCTTCACGTATCAATCCAGTCGTAACCTTCCCTGGTCAAGGAACCGTCCTATTCGGTGACAAAACTGCTCTGGGTTATGCATCTGCATTTGATAGAATCAATGTTCGTCGCCTGTTCATTGTTATCGAAAAAGTCATCGCTGAAGCAGCAAAGACAATTCTCTTTGAGCAAAACGATGACATCACTCGCAACTCATTTATTGGTTTGGTCGAGCCATACATGAGAGACGTTCAGGGTCGTAGAGGTGTTGTTGACTTCCTAGTCAAGTGCAACACACAAAACAACCCACAAGATGCTGTTGATCGTGGTGAGTTTTACGCAGAAATCTTCGTAAAACCAACTCGCACCATCAATTACATCACGCTGACATTTACTGCAACGAGATCTGGCGTTTCGTTTGCTGAAGTCGCTAATTGATATCGTCCGCAATAAATATAAAAAAAGGAGCAATCAACAATGGCATCTAGTTCTATCGACGCTTTCAAAGCTAGTGTAAAGAGCGACTTCGCAAGACCCAACTTGTTTGTAGTCGATCTTGCTTTCCCTGGTGCATTGAAGCTAGGAGGAGACGGTGGAGCAACCGCTTCTTCTCAACTTACCGCACTTGGTCAATTCACCGTTCGTGCAGCAAACCTCCCATCATCTCAGATGGGAGTTATCGAAGTGCCCTACAGAGGTCGTGTTCTAAAAATTGCGGGTGACCGTACATTTGAACCATGGACTGTTACTATTATGAACGATACCAACTTCTCACTGCGTAGTGCAATGGAAGCGTGGTTCTCAGCAGTCCAAGCATATAATGAAAACTATACCTCACTTGGTACTCTCGGTGATGCATCTGACCAGACTGGTTATTTTGCAGACATGTCTGTAACACAACTATCGCGTGATGCAACAGAAGGTGGATCTTCGTCTGCCTCAGGTACTTCCGATAAGACGCCTAAGGCGCTTAGGAAGTATAACTTCGTCAACGTATTCCCAAGCAACATTTCTGCTATCGATCTTGATTTCGGTAGCAATGACGCAATCGAAGAATTCACTGTTGAACTACAAGTTCAATACTGGACTCCTGCCGTAACTGGCAAAGATTCTGGCAACAAAACTGGTTCATAAGGTTTTTGATGTCGTATAAATAAAATTGGGATTTGAATTGATATAATGTCTCAACTCTTTGGATTTTCTATCGAAAGAGCAAAGAAGGTCCCCAAAGGACCTTCTTTTGTTCAGAAAGATAACCTCGATGGCACAATGCCAGTCGTAGGTGGTGGTTATTATGGTTATGCAGTTGACTTTGATGCAACTGTCACTAATGATTGGGAACTAATTTCTCGTTATAGAGAAATGATTCTTCAACCAGAATGTGATAGTGCAGTTGATGATATTGTAAATGAAACAATTTGTGGTAATTTTGATGATGTTCCTATTGAAATTGAACTGAGTAATCTCAAAGTATCAGATAAAATCAAGAAATTGATTAGAGAAGAATTTGATGAGATTATTCGTTTACTAGATTTTGAAAATAGATCATACGAAATTTTTCGTAGATGGTATGTTGATGGACGACTTTTCTTCCATAAGGTTATTGATCCAAAAAATCCTTCTGGTGGTATTATCGAACTTAGATATGTCGATCCAAGAAAAATTAGAAAAGTAAAAGAAGTAGAAAACAAACCAGTCGAAAGAGCTGCTGGTATAGACGAAGCTCTTTCTCAAAAATCGGTTGAGTATTACATCTACCATCCGAAAGGTTTGAAAGCAATGAGTAATATCGGGCAAGGTGCTGGGCAACAGCAAGGATTGAGAATTGCTTCCGATTCTATTTGCTACGTGCATTCTGGTATCATGGATTTGAATAAAAACATGGTGCTTTCACATTTACATAAAGCAATCAAGTCTGTAAATCAACTCCGCATGATTGAAGACTCTCTTGTAATTTACCGTTTGTCTCGTGCTCCAGAAAGAAGAATTTTCTACATTGATGTGGGTAATCTACCTAAGCAAAAAGCAGAACAATATCTGCGTGAAGTTATGGGTAGATATCGTAATAAGCTGGTTTATGATGCACAAACTGGCGAAATCAGAGATGATAAAAAGTTCATGTCGATGCTTGAAGACTTTTGGCTTCCTCGTCGTGAGGGTGGTAGAGGAACGGAAATTACTACTCTCCCTGGCGGGCAAAATCTGGGTGAATTGGAAGATGTCAAATACTTCCAAAAGAAACTCTATAAAGCATTGAATGTTCCTGAGTCAAGGATGGAAACAGAACAAACATTCAACATTGGTCGTGCTGCTGAAATCACTCGTGATGAAGTAAAATTTCAAAAATTTGTTGCAAGACTTCGTAAAAGATTCTCGGAACTTTTTACTGATATCCTGAAGACTCAACTAGTTTTGAAAGGTATTATCTCCATTGAAGAATGGGATCAAATAAAAGAGCATATTCAATATGATTATGTTGCTGACAATTACTTTACAGAACTCAAGGAAATTGAAATTACTAATGAAAGAATGAATATGGTAAACACCATGGATCCTTTTGTTGGTAAGTATTTTTCAATTGAGTATATTCGTCGTCAAGTTCTAAAACAAACTGATAGACAGATACTGGAAATTGATGAACAAATTGAATCTGAAATGCAAGATGGACTTATCCAAGATCCAAATGCAATGGATCCAACAATGATGGGTGGGGCACCACCTGCTGATCCAGGTGCAGCAGTAGATCCATCAAACCCTGCTGGCGGAGATGAACAATCTTTATTCTCCAAAGCAGATATTGATGCAGAAGATAAGAAAATTTCTAAATTCTAAATAGTATATACGGAGTGACGTAATTATGTCTAAAAGTGCTAGTGAAATAGTTGATCAAATTTTTTCTGGAGATAAAGTTTCTGCATTAGATTCAATTGATAGTGCGTTACAATCTCGGGCATATGACTTGATTCAGCAAACAAAACATGAATTTGCTAAGCAATGGGGTTTTGAACTTGATCAAACTGGTCAAGCAGTTGCTGATGAACTTGAAGATACTTTGCCTGATGGTACGGATGCTCCTCAAGATTATGAATTTGATGGTCGAATGCCCCATGAAGCCCCAGATGATGAAGTAACACCAGAAGAGGAAAACGAAAATGAAACTGATCTCTGAGCAAATTGTAGACGTAAAATTTATTGCCGAAGAAGTAGAAGGTAAAAAAAATTACTTCATCGAAGGTATTTTTCTACAAGGAGAAATCAAGAATCGTAATGGAAGACTGTATCCAATGAGTGTTTTGGATAGAGAAGTTGCTAAATATGATGAAAACTTTATCCAGAGTGGTCGCGCCCTTGGCGAACTTGGTCACCCTGATGGTCCATCTTTGAACCTAGATAGAGTTTCACACAAAATTATGCACCTCAAAAAAGAGGGAACCAACTATGTTGGTAGAGCAAAAATTTTGGCAACTCCCATGGGACAAATTGCAAAGAATCTTCTAGACGAAGGTATCAAACTTGGAGTTTCATCCCGTGGAATGGGCTCTCTTATCAAAAAAGATGGCTATCAAGTAGTAGCAGATGATTTCATGCTTGCTACAGCTGCAGATATTGTAGCAGATCCTTCAGCTCCTGACGCATTTGTGAATGGAATTATGGAGGGTAAGGAATGGGTGTGGTCTAATGGCATCCTAAAGGAGTCAGAAGTAGCTTCAATCAAACATTTTATTGATGAATCAACTCTAATCAACCTACAGGAGCGCAAAATTTCCGCATTCAAATCCTTTCTAAAAAGTTTATAACGTATAAATAATTGATAGAAAAGCAAATGCCGACTACTAAAGGAGATACAGAAATGTCTACAACCCTTGACAAAGAGTTTGAGGCGCACATGTCCGAAGAAGAAATTTCTGAGGAAGCAGCTACTGGTTATGCAGCTGTAACAAAGGGCGCTAAATCTGGTGAAAAAATTGATCGCAGTGGTGCTAAGTACACTGAGATTGGTGGAACTCGTAATGATTCCGAAGAGGGTGCCAAGGGCACTAAAAATCTAGGTGCAGCAGCAGCAGGCGCTGTTGGTCATGAGGGAGATAAAACTCTCAAGAATAAGCCTTCCGATGCATCTAGTGCATTGCCAGGAGCACTATCTTCACAAATCTTTGACGAGGTAGAGACCGATGAAGAAGAAACAATCAGCGAAGAAGATGCACTTGCATCCCAAGAATATGACTTTGCTGACGATGTTGACGCTCTTGTGGGGGGTGAAGACCTCTCCGAAGAATTCAAAGATCGTGCAAAAACCATCTTTGAAGCCGCAGTTACTTCTAGAGTAAAAGTAGAAGTTGCTGCAATCCAAGAAGCTTTTGAGAGCGCACTTGAAGAACAAGTTGCAGCACTCAAAGAAGAATTGACTACTCAAGTAGATGATTACCTTTCTTATGTTGCTGGTCAATGGATGAATGAAAATACAATCGCCATTGAGCACGGTATCAAGACTGAGATCGCTGAATCATTCATGAGTGGTCTAAAAGAACTTTTCGTAGAACACAATTTCAGTGTACCCGAAGAGAAATTCAACATGCTTGACGGCATGGCTGAAGAGCTTGATGATATGGAGCAAAAACTCAACGAGCAAATCGACACCAATGTTCAATTGAACAAACAACTTGGACTTTTTATGAAAATGGAGATTGTGAGTGAAGTCGCTGCAGGTCTCGCTGAGACTCAGAAGGAGAAGCTTGCTTCTCTGGCAGAGGGTGTTGAGTTTGAAAGTGAAGCAGATTTTCGCAAGAAAGTCGAAACTATCAAGGAATCCTACTTTACTCGCCGTGATGTAGTTGCAACTACAGACACAACCGAAGATGTAGAACCATTGGTAGAAGAGACACAGCAAAAGAATACGCCAATGAGCAGATATGTTGATGCTCTTGCACGCTGGTCTAACTAATTTGTAATTATTTGTAAATAACCTTTTTTCCAAACGGAGTAAACCTAAAAATGGCTGACCTAAGACAACTTCAGGAAAAGTGGGCACCCGTTCTCGACCATGAGTCTCTTGATCCAATCAAAGATCCTCAAAGACGTGCGGTTGTCGCTCAAATCCTAGAAAACCAAGAAAGAGCTCTTTCTGAAGAAGCTCAAATTCTAACCGAAACAGTTCAAACTGTTGGTACAGGTGGTTTCGGTGGCGGTGCCACTGCAACTGGTCCTGTAGCTGGTTTCGATCCTGTACTGATCTCATTGATCCGTCGTTCGATGCCACAATTGATCGCCTATGATATTGCAGGCGTTCAACCAATGACTGGTCCTACTGGACTCATCTTCGCAATGCGTACTGCATATGGCAGTGAGCGTGATGCTACCAGTGGTGATTTCCGTGAGGCATTCTTCAACGAGCCAAACGCTGGATTCTCTGGCGGTCGTGGCACTGGACTTGCCAACTACGACCCCACCGCTTCAGGTTCCGCAGTCAACGATGCTGAAGGCACCAACCCAGGTCTCCTAAATGACAGCCCTGCTGGCACTTATGAGTTGACTGGAGATGCTACTGGCATGTCAACATCTGACGCTGAAGGTCAGAGTGATGCTGCTGCAGGTACAGCGTTCCGCGAAATGGGCTTCTCAATCGAGAAGGTAACCGTTACCGCTAAGTCACGCGCCCTCAAGGCAGAATACTCGCTAGAACTAGCACAAGACCTCAAGGCTGTTCATGGTCTAGATGCAGAGCAAGAACTCAGCAACATTCTTTCCACTGAGATCCTTGCCGAAATCAACCGTGAAGTTGTTCGTACCGTCTACACCAATGCTGTTGCTGGTGCTCAAAACAACACTGCTACTGCTGGTATCTTTGACCTAGACGTTGACTCCAACGGTCGTTGGTCAGTTGAGAAGTTCAAGGGACTTCTATTCCAGATTGAGCGTGATGCTAACGCTATCGGTCATCAGACTCGTCGTGGGAAGGGCAACATCATGATCTGCTCTGCAGACGTTGCTTCAGCACTTGCAATGGCAGGTGTACTTGACTATTCCAGCGGCATCTCTGGTGCAGTTGGTGGTCTAGGCACTGTAGATGATACCTCCAGCACCCTGCTAGGTACTCTAAACGGTCGTATCAAAGTCTATGTTGACCCATATTCTGCAAACGTAAGTGACAAGCACTTCTACGTTGTTGGATACAAGGGATCATCTGCTTATGATGCAGGTCTCTTCTATTGCCCATATGTTCCCCTCCAAATGGTTCGTGCAATCAACCCTAACACCTTCCAGCCCAAGATTGGCTTCAAGACTCGTTACGGCATGGTTTCCAACCCATTCGCTCAGGGTCTCACCCAAGGCAGTGGCGCTCTTACCGCCAACAGCAACAAGTACTACAGAAGAGTACAAGTCAAGAACCTCATGTGAGTCACTTTGGTTCTGTTCATGGGGGTCCTTCGGGACCCTTTTTATTTGTCCGATAAATAGTCTATACCCGAGAAATCGATATGTCTAGCTGGTACGAAAGAGAAATCAAAAATAAAAATTATTTGTCGCCAATTGGTTTCCGTTTGATCATTACCAAGGCACCAAAAACTTCTTTCTTGTGTCAAGAAGTGCAGATTCCTTCCGTTAGTTTGGGACGAGTCGATGTTCCATACAGAGGGTTTACACCGTTTCCAGTTGAAGGTAATGTGAAATACGGTGAATTTACTATGGAGTTTTTGATTGATGAAGATCTTACAAATTATCTAGAAATCCATGATTGGATACGTGGTCTAGGTACTCCATCAGGTGTTGAGGATAGAGTGAAGTACTTAGATCCTAAAAGATCCGTTACTGATTTAGCACCATCTATGAAAGCTGTAGAGCAAACATCGGATGCAACTCTAATCATACAGAATAATAATTTTGCTACAAATTTTGAAATTGTCTTTAGGGATATGTTTCCAACTGATTTGGCACCGCTGCCATTCAGTGTTGTCGGTAGTGATAATGACTATCTAACCTCACGAGTAACCTTTGCATACACTTATTTTGATATCGTAAGATCTTATGACGGGCAGGGAATACCTCAACGCGGAGCTTGATTTTTCCTCAAATCCATGCTAGGATACACAAAATTACTAAAACCAAGATGAACACCTGGGCAGAAGACTACTTAGAAAAAAAACCTGGTCTATCAGCATTTCAAATTCAGTTGTTGAAAGAAGGTCCAAAAGGTCTCAGTCAAGCATGGGCGCTTGGAGCAATGAAGAGAGACTGGGATAAACATTTCAAAACTCGGATTGTGGAGAATACCCTGGATGAATCTTGAAAAAATACAAGAGATTTGGAAAAAAGATAGTGTGATGGACAATGATCTTCTGTGTGAGGAATCTACTAAGATTCCTCAACTTCATCAGAAGTATATGGAATTATTCAATACTTTCTTCCTAATGAAGAAAGACCTTGAGGTAAAACTCAAAGTAATCAAGAGAGATAAGTGGTTATATTATAAGGGCAGAGCGCCTGCTGAAGTGTATAAAAATATGCCATTCGATTTGAAACTCACCACTAGAGAAGAAATTGATATGTTCATCGAAGCTGATGAAGACTATCAAAGAGCACTTCTAAAACTAGACTACATAGAACAGACAATAACATTTTTAGATTCGGTTCTGAGACAAATAAACAACAGAACCTATCAAATAAAGAATGCTATTGAGTGGCAAAAGTTTCAGAATGGATTATGAGATACGGTGAACCATACGTCATCATGGAAGTTCCCCCTATTACTTGGGGGAACGTTACAAAACATCTAGATAACATTATTACTGAACAAGCAAAATTGTTTAGTAAAGATGGTTGGGAAGATAAAAGCAGTGTTAGAGATTCATTGGTTGGATGGGTCTCAGAGCCTAGTATCTTAGATTTATTCTTTGATATGGGGGAAGAAGCAAATAAAGCATGTGGATGGAATTTGAATATTCAATATTTGGAACCATTGCAATACACTGTGTACCATAAAGATGGATTTTATGATTGGCATGTGGATCAACATTCAAAAGTTGTTGATCGTGAGGTTAGAAAAATTTCTTTTACATGCTGGGTGAACGATGAATATGAGGGAGGTGAATTTGATTTAGAAGTGGGTAATCCAAATGATGAGGTTCGCTACAAAACTTTTGTGCGTGAACCAGGAAAAGTTATTTTCTTTATGTCAGATTGGTTTCATCGTGTACGTCCAATTCGTTCTGGTGTACGTAAATCTCTAGTTGGTTGGTTTTCGGGTCCTCAATATGTCTAATATCAAAATTCGTAAGAAGAATGAAGTCTATCTAAAAATAGAAACAGAACCTCATATTCATTATGAGTTGTCTGAATTTTTCTGTTTTGAAGTAGAGTCTGCAAAGTTTATGCAGAGGCAGCAACGTTTCAAACGTTGGGATGGAAAGATTCGTCTATACTCACCTGGAACGGGAGAAATATATTGTGGTCTTATTGACTATCTTACTCAGTGGGCAAATGAACGTGGATACTCATATGAATTTGAGGAGTGCAAATTTTTTGGTCATCCAAAAGAAGAGAATGAATGGATCACTCCTGAGGGGACTGTAACTTTCGTAAAATCTCTGGGTCTACCACATCATGTGAGGGCGTATCAGTATAAAGCTGTATACGAGGCACTACGATATAATAGACGACTTTTATTATCACCAACAGCTTCTGGAAAGAGTCTGATGATTTATTCATTGGTTCGTTATCATGTGAATGCTTCTAGAAATGTGCTCATCGTTGTGCCTACAACTTCTCTCGTTGAGCAGATGTATAAAGACTTTGAGGAATACGGATGGATGGCATCCAAATATTGCCACAAGATTTATGCGGGGGCAGAAAAATACACTAAACATCAGGTAGTAATTACCACTTGGCAATCTGTCTATAAGGAACCTCGTTCTTGGTTTGATAGATTTGATGTTGTAATCGGTGATGAGGCACACCTTTTCAAAGCTAAGTCTCTTACTACGCTGATGTCTAAGTTGCATGAATGTAAGTATCGTATTGGATTTACTGGAACATTAGATGGTAGCAATACAAATCAATTAGTTCTTGAAGGAGTATTCGGTAGGTGCAGTCAAGTAACTAAAACTAGTGAGTTGATGAAGTCTGGGCATGTAGCAAACTTGAAAGTGAGAGTTTTAGTTCTTCAACATAAACCACAGACATTTACAAACTATCATGAGGAGATAGACTATTTAGTTTCTAACGTTGAAAGAAATAAATTTATTCGTCGCTTGTGTCAAGATTTAGAAGGAAACACACTACTACTCGTCAACTATGTCGAGAAGCATGGAGACCCACTTTATGAACTGATAAATAGTAGTACTGACAGACCAGTATTTTATGTACATGGTGGTGTAGATGTTGATGACCGAGAAAGAGTTCGATCAATAACAGAAGAATCACATAATGCAATTATTGTTGCTACATACGGAACATTCTCAACAGGCATCAATATTAGAAATCTACATAATGTCATATTTGCATCTCCCTCAAAATCGAGGGTTCGCAATCTTCAATCAATCGGACGTGTTCTGAGAAAGGGCGACAATAAATTACAAGCAGTCCTCTATGACATTGCTGATGACATATCGAAAGGTAGGTCAAAAAGAAATTATACTCTAAATCATTTGATTGAACGGATCAAAGTTTATAGTGAAGAAAAATTTGATTATGAAATTTTAGAAGTAAAACTAGAGTAAACGTATGCTCAACTATGTAAGACAAGATGAAGAATTTTACTGCCACCTCAAGTTGGTTAGTAACGATGAAATCATGGGTAAATGTGTAGTTCATTTTGATGATGAACTACAAAAGAGAGTTGTGTTTGTACAAGAACCTGTGCAAATTACTATCTTCTTGAACGAACGCCCAGATGGTAAGACGGTTCGTGGAATAGGATTCACTAAGTGGATGCAATTTTCAGATGAAGATTTTTTCATCATCACTGAAGATCATGTTGTGAGCATGGCAAGTCTTGCCCCTGACATGATAGAAATGTATGAGAAATTTTTGGTGTCGGAGGAAGAAGATAAAATCAAAGATGAAGATATGGATAAACTGAAGAAAAATGCTGCCAAACCCGAAAAGATGTTAGGTCACATAGGAACAATTGAAGAGGCTAGAAAGAAGTTTGAAGCTATGTTCAAGCTATAGATATTGAATTTCAACCCTTACAGTGTTGATTGTACTGAAAAAAGTGACCATTGTCAAGTCCTTTATTATGTGTTATACTTTAGAGACTTACAAACGTAACAATGATATCAACCGCAGTCACCTGGCCACCAGTGTCAAATTCAACTTGTAATAACCAGACATCAATAATGAAGAAAAGAAAAGAAAAAGAACACTACGTTGATAACAAAAAATTCCTTGAAGAGGTTATTCGTCTTCGCAATTTTTTTGCTGAGGGAAAGGACCTTGGGCACAATAACTATAAGGAAACTATCCTCTACTTTAGAAACCATAAAGATAGAAGAACCTCTGTAAAGTTTGTAAGATGTTATGAGTACTTGGGTGGAGTCTTCAAAAAAATTGCTAATCACTTATCATACAAACCAAATTTCATCAACTACATGTATAAAGATGATATGATTTGTGATGGAATAGAAAACTGCATTCAGTACGTTCAAAATTTCAATCCCAGTAAGGGCGGTAATCCGTTTGCATATTTTACGCAAATCGTGTATTATGCTTTTCTAAGACGTATCGCCAAAGAAAAACGTCAACTTGATATCAAAGATAAGATTATTGAAAAGTCTGGATTCAATGAAATTGCCTCTGTTGACGGTGACTCACCCTCTTCATATAATCAGATCAAATCAAAAATTGAAATGAGAATGAACTACTGATGAAAATTTTGCTTATTACTGATCAGCATTTTGGTGTACGTAATGACAACCAGGCGTACATTGAGATGTATAAAAAATTCTATAGTAATCTTGTAATCCCATTCATTGACAAAACGGGAATTGATACTGTTATTTGTCTAGGTGATACATTTGATAAACGTAAGTCAATCAACTTTATGTCTCTAGAAGAGGCAAAGACTATGTGGTTTGATCGCCTACAAGAACTAGGAGTGAAGATGTACATGCTTGTAGGAAATCATGATATCTACTATAAAAATACCCTACGAATCAATGCCCCTACCGAATTACTTGGAGAGTACGAATACATCGATATTATTGATACCCCTTGCACTCGGACTATTGGGGATCTGGATATACTGTTTCTTCCTTGGATTTGTGATTCAACTAGAGATCGATCCTTCAGAGAAATCCAAAATACTACTGCTAGGGTCTGCATGGGTCATCTTGAACTTGCTGGTTTTGAGGCTCATCCTGGTTCCGTTATGGTAGGAGGTATGGATGAAACTATCTTTAGTAAGTTTGACAAAGTATTCTCTGGTCATTTTCATATGAAATCTTCAAGAGGAAATATCAACTATCTTGGAAACCCATATCAACTCTATTGGAATGACTATGGATGTAAGAGAGGATTCCATGTATTTGATACTGAAACTTTGAAGACTACTTTCTATCGTAATCCATATGATATGTTTAGAAAAATCTATTACAATGCAGATGGCATTCGTTATGATAACGATCAACCATTGGAAGGAACGTATGTAAAATTGATTGTTGAAGATAAACAGAATCATGCTAACTTTAGTGAATTCGTAAGAACTCTTCAAGAACAATCACCAGCAGATCTCAACATCATTGAAAATTTTTGTGTAGATTTAGAAAACGGTGTTGAAGTTCTGGAAACCGAAGACACCCTAACTATGTTAGAGACCTACATAGAAGAAGCGAAAGATTCCATCAAAGGAGATACCGAGTCAATCAAAAAACTTATCAAGTCCCTTTACGTAGAAGCATGTGAAATCTGATCAGATGTACATACTAGTTGCCCCAGAGAGCGGTGGTATATATGCCGCAAGGGATATAGAACGCAAAAAGGTGGTGCAACTTTTTGTGCAGGAAGATGATGCTATTCGGTATTGTAATATGCTTGTTGCAGAAGACTTTCGTGAAAATCTTGAAGTCGTAGAAGCCGAGGTTAGTACGGTGGTTGCAAATTGCAGGAAATACGGTTATAATTATTGTATAATAGAGCCCAATCAACTACTAGTACCTCCTAAAGAATGATCACATTTGAAACTGTCCGTTGGAAAAATTTCCTTTCAACAGGAAATACCTTTACAGAAATCGGATTACATGAATCTTCATCAACATTGATGATTGGTAGGAATGGTTCGGGTAAGTCTACCATCTTGGATGCGTTGTGTTTTGGTTTATTCAATAAACCATTTCGTAAAATCAATAAACCACAACTAGTAAATTCAATCAACGAAAAGGAATGTGTAGTTGAAATTGAATTTACAGCTTCTAATATCAAATATAAGATCGTGCGAGGTATCAAACCAGCTAAGTTTGAGGTGTATAAAGATGGTAAGTTACTTGATCAAGATGCAGCAACAAAAGATACTCAAAAGTATCTTGAGCAGTCAATTCTAAAACTAAATTATAAGTCTTTCACTCAGGTAGTTATTCTTGGGAGTAGTACTTTTGTTCCCTTTATGCAACTGCCTGCTGCACATCGGAGAGAAGTTATTGAAGATCTTTTGGATATTGGAATCTTTTCTAATATGAATGTGATCCTAAAAGATCGTATCAATGTTCTCAAGCAAAAACAAATAGACTGTGAGCATATGATGAAACTTTGCTCAGAGAAAGTTGTAATGCAAAAGAAACATATTGATAGTATTGAGCAAATCAAAGAGGAGCGTCTTGGTGAAAAGGCACAAAAGATTTCTGCCAATAAAAATGAAATTCACAGGATCACTGGAGAACTTGGTAATCTCAAGCGGGATATTGAATCTAAAGCAATCGACATCACAAAGAGAAAAGAGGTATCAGAAAAATTAGATAAACTCAAAGATGTACGTGCAAGAGTCAGTCAAAAACGTAATCTTGTTCGGAATGAACTGAAGTTCTTTTTAGATAATGATGTTTGCCCAACATGCACCCAAAACATTACTCCAGAGTTCAAAGAACAAAAGAAAAAAAGTCTTGATGAGAAAGATACTGAATATAAAGATGCAATAGATCAAATGGTATCTAAAGTTGATGTACTTGTAGAAGAACTTCATTCTCTTGAAGAGCAATCTAGAGAACTGCAAACTATGAGATCTATACACATTTCCCTTGAACGAGAGATCGTCAGGATGGAATTTGAGAATCTCAATATTGAAAAAGAGATTCAAGATCTACAAACTAACCAAACAAATGTTGAAGTTGAAAAAACTGCATTGGTTGAATATTCAAAGGAACTTGAGTCAACGTCTATTGCTTGCTCTCAAGTAGATAAAGAATTTGATGAGTATCGAATTATTTCAAACCTTCTGAAAGATTCTGGAATCAAGAGTCGTATAATCAGAAAGTATATTCCAGTGTTCAATCAATTGATAAACAAGTATCTTCAAAGCATGGATTTTTATGTGAACTTCTCTTTAGACGAGAACTTTGACGAAAAAATTATGTCTCGGTTTAGAGATGATTTTTCATACGCATCTTTTTCTGAGGGCGAAAAGCAAAAGATTGATCTGGCACTCTTGTTTACTTGGAGAGAAATTGCCAGAATGAAGAACAGTGTTTCCACAAATCTTTTGATTCTTGATGAAGTTTTTGATAGTTCTTTGGATGAGAGTGGCACACAAGAGTTGATGAAGATCTTGCGTAATCTTGGGAATGATGCTAATATATTTGTTATCTCCCACAAGGGAGAGATTCTAGTTGATAAGTTCCTGAGGACTGCTATCTTTGAAAAAGTCAATGACTTTTCTAAAATGAAGTACGATGGATAAATAACCCCTGGAGAGGTGGCCGAGTGGTTTATGGCAGCAGTCTTGAAAACTGCCGATGTGAAAGCATCCGTTGGTTCGAATCCTACCCTCTCCGCCACGGAATGTAGCTCAGCTTGGTAGAGCACTCGCTTTGGGAGCGAGAAGTCGCAGGTTCGAATCCTGTCATTCCGACCTTGGGAGTGTAGCTCAATTGGCAGAGCGGAAAGCTTATACCTTTCGTATACGGCAGATTACCGTGCGGTTGGGGGTTCGAGTCCCTCCACTCCTACTTGACAATCTAACATAAATACTCTATACTGATCAACATATATCATTTTAGTCATGGCACACTACAAACCATACTCTCCTGAGTGGCATCGTTATCGGTATTTGAAAGAAGCACTAGACAAGTATCTGGATGAATATATCGACAACGAAGTAATTCTTGAAGACATCACTGATATTTTATCTGAACGCTCTGAAAAAGCATATGAGGAATTCAGCAGGGTGAATGAATTGGAATCACTGATCAATGCTAAATAACCCTATTTGGAAAACTATGAGATCAACTAATAGGGGATGCTGTGGGGCAGGATGTCCTGATTGCCCCTTCCGACCTAAAAATAAATAACCTTACATCTGGAAAATCTTATGCTCTCTACACAGTATCGTTTACGCTTGGAAGAAATCTGTAGAAAGATTAGTTTACATGAAAGCGTAGGGTTAGAAGATATGATTTGGGCAGAGAAGCTAGGTAAAGCAAACCGCACTGCAGGCACCATGCTACGTCAAGCAAGACGTAAAGCAGAGAATCCAGACATG